ACTCAGAAATTAAATAATCATTTAAATGGTCAAGGATGTCCAATATGTGATGAATCAAAAGGAGAAAAAGAAATACGCCGTATTTTAGATGATAGTGGTTTTGAATATATTACAGAAAAAAAATTTGATGATTGTAAATATAAGAATTGTTTATCATTTGATTTTTATTTACCAGAACACAATATTTGTATAGAATATGATGGTATTCAACATTTTGAATCTGTTGATTTTTTTGGTGGAATTAGTAGATTAAAATATAATCAAAAAGTTGATCATATAAAAAATGATTATTGTAAAAATAATAATATAGAATTATTAAGGATAAAGTATACTGATTCTATAAAAGACAAATTAAACATTCTTTAGTAAGTTATTTACAAAACTTTTATTTCTTTTATGTATAAAATATAAAAAATAAATATAAAAAATATGGCTAAGAAAAAATCAAGTTCAGATTTTGATTTCTCTAAGATATCTAATGTTGTAGATAGTTTATCGAAAAAATCAATGATAACAATAGAGAATATCCAAGCGGAGAAATCGTATATAAGTACTGGAGTTTACATACTAGACGCGTTACTTTCAAAGAGTATATTAAATGGTGGTATTCCGAACAATCGCATAACAATTTTCGCGGGCCCCCCTCAGACCGGCAAATCTTATATCGCGTTAAACATCGCACGTAACGCTCAGAAAGAAGATTATAATATAATTTATATTGATACAGAATTCGCGATAGAAAAAAGTGATTTTGATATGTTTGGTGTGGATACAACAGACCCAAATAAATTTATGTTGATTCGTTCAAATAGAGTTGAAAATATTAAAATCTTTTTAACACAATTATTGGGTGAGCTAAAAGAACAAAAATCTAAAGGAGTGGATGTTAGTAAAAATATCATTATTCTAGATAGTATTGGTCAACTCGCATCCAACAAAGAAGTAGAGGACGCGTTGGAAGGAAAACAAAAACAAGATATGAGTCGTGCGAAAGCGATAAAATCATTGTTTAGAATTATTAGTTCGGATATGGGATACTTGAATATTCCACTTGTCGCGACTAACCATGTTTATTTAACACTCGATTTATTCCCACAGACAGTTCAAAGTGGTGGTGATGGATTAAATTATTCCGCGTCTATAATCGTCTATTTATCAATAGCTAAGTTAAAAACAGGAAATGAAGATGAGTTAGATTTGGGACAAAGTGGAGTTGTTATAACAGCGAAATCCCGTAAGAATCGTCTCGCGAAACCAAAGAAAATTAAATTTGAATTAGATCATACAAAGGGAGTTAATCCATTCAAAGGATTAGATTTTTTCTGTACACCAGAGAATTTTGAACAGGTTGGAATCGCGAAAGTTAAGAAAGAAGTTGATAAGAAAACTGGTGAAATATTATATTCATCAGGTGGAACTAAATATTATATTAGACATCTAGATAAATATCTTTATGAAAAAAGTATTTTTAATAGTGTAGTATTTTCAAAACCTGTGTTGGAAGCGTTATCACCAATTATTTATGATTATTTCAAATACGCGTCATATGAAGAGTATCAAAAAGAATTAGAACAATTGGATGAAGAATATTCAAAGTTTGAGGTTGATGAAGATGATAAGGATTTTGATATTGATTTTGATGATGATAAAACATTATTTAGTTAAAAATGACTAATGAAACAAAACAAATTCTAATAAAATCATATACAAATACTCTAGGTGATGATATAAATGAATTAAAAAGATCATTAAAAGAATTATCTGAAATATTATTATCTAATAATGAGAAGGTGTATTACAGTGGTACTGTTGATAATAAGGAGTTTGTGGAAGCGTGGGAATTGGATATTGGAAGTGAAATATTAATATTTAATCGCCAAGAAGTTGGAAGTATTGGTGATTATATAAAAGAGGGTGGTAACATAAGAAAAGTGGTTGTATCTAGAAAAGATTTAGATAATTTACCAGAAAAAAATATATAAAAAAAATGAGAAAATTAATTATTAGAGTATTTTACATAAGTGTAAGAGGTCTAAGCAGACAGCACGCCGAACAAACAATGTTTGATCTTATGACAGAATATAACCCAGAGGAAAATCTACCTGAGGATATTCTTGAACATTATTTCATTCATGATATTTGGATACCAATCACTGACGGTCAATCTAGAGATTCAAAAGTAGAAATTATTTATCCTAATAAATTTGAATTTGAAGATTTGAGTTTAGAGAATATAGATTTGTTAATAGATAAACTAAATGAGATAAAAAATAAAATGAATAATTAATGGAGGTAATGAATAAAAATATGGAGAAGAATTTCTTCACATATATTTTAGAAAATCCAGCACAATTTGGTAAAGTAGAAGCGTATTTCTTTAAGGATGATCATATACAACTTGTATATTCTATTGTCCGTGAAGAATATCTGATTTCAAAGAAAGTTCCATCATTACAACAGATTGTTGATATGGTTAAACTCAATGACCCAGAGGGAAAGATACCAAATGAAATAATTAAAATTATACTTAAAAATGATATAACTGATAAAAAAGATTGGTTGGAAATGAGATTCAGATCATGGAAAATTTCTAATTTAGTTCGTAATAATACTAGTCAGACTATTACTGAGTTAAGAAATTTACAAGATCTTGATTTGGAGAATGTTAAGAGTGTAACTGAGAAAATAAGAAATCTTTATAATAATATTCCATTGATGGATGAAGATGAAGATGACTTGGGTGATGATTTTGATAATCCAGAATCACACCGTCAGGATATCGCTAAATATACAATACCAACTGGGTGGTCAAGTATGGATAAAATATTAGGTGGTGGATGGGATTTAGCAACTTTTACAGTATTTATGGGGGAGACAAACTGTGGTAAGTGCGCTCATTATCAGTCAATTATAAAGATAAAGAATAAAAAAACAGGAATAATAGAGTCTATGAGTATAGGTGATTTTTATAAATTAAAAAAAATATGAATAATTCAATTAGACTCACCCATTTTAATATATACAAATAAAAAGAGTTATGAAATGTGAAATTTGTAATAAAGAGTTTAATAACACTAAAGGACTTTCCCTTCATCTAGTTCAAGTACATAAATTTAATAAAAAAGACAAGAAAGACTACTATGATAAATACTTAAAAAGGAACGGTGAAGGAAACTGTTATTTTTGTGAAAATGAATCAATATTTTTTAATTTAACTAAAGGATATCATAGAATATGTGAATCAAAAGAGTGTTTAGGAAAAACAAGAGCTACTGGAACATATGAGTTTTTAATGTATAAATATAATTTATCAGAAAAGGACGCGATAAAACTTATGAATGAGAGAGCGAATGAAAGAGGAGAAAAAATAAAAGAATCACTAGATAATAAACTAAAAGAAAATCCATATTTTCATAAAGAAAAATCTCATCAGGCGAAAGAATATTGGATGAAAAAAGGATATTCAGAAGAGGAATCTGTTGAAAAATCCTATAGTATTATGAAAATGATACATAAGAAGACTTCAAAGAAAAAAAAAGAACACCCAGAATTATATAAAAATTCTTATAAAAATCAAACAGGATATTGGTTAAAAAGAGGACTTACAGAAGAAGAATCAAAAGAACAGGTTAAAGAAAGACAGAGAACATTTACATTAGAAAAGTGTATTAAAAAATATGGTGAGAAAAAGGGATTAGAAATATGGACAGAAAGACAATTCAAGTGGTCAAATATAATGGAAGAAAAATATAGAAATGGAGAATTTACGAAATTTAGAAAAGATCCATATTCTAATTGTGAGATTGAGTTATTTGATAATGTTGTTCATAAATTAAAAATTGATGGTAAATTTTATTATGGTGATAATCAATTTTATAAATATTTTAATGAAATAGGAAAAACATTTTCATATGATTTTGTTTTTAAAAATAGAATAATAGAGTTTAATGGTGATTATTGGCATTGTAATCCAAATATTTATGAGAAAGAATATTTTCATAAGTACCATCAAATGACAGCGGTTGAAATATGGGATAGAGATAAATTAAGAAAAGAAATGATTGAAAAACAAGGATATGAAATTTTAGTTATTTGGGAGAATGACTATAAACAAAATAAAGATAAAGTTATACAAGAATGTATAGATTTTATTAAAAACAATAACCAGAATGAAATTTAATGATAAATGGACAAGAGAAGTGAATGATAGATATCGTCAAATGATAAAGGAAAAATATTCAAGAGATGAGATTAGGGATGAGTTAGGTCATTTGATGAAATATCACCCAGAAGGTAAATTTGATAGTGGAGGAGGTATATTTCCATATAGAAGATTTTTGGGAATTTTAAATGAAATAAAATTTCATCCGAATTATATTTATTTCAATTTTAAATATGATGTTTCTTTATGGTATAAAGATAAAAAAGATATTATTTGTTATTTTACTATAAATGATATTGATTATGTTTTATTGTTAGAATATTTGATAGAAGATAATGATTTTTTCAATAATGAGGTAGTTTATAATGTTTTTTTTGCAATAAAAGATCGGTACGATTTGTTTATAAAAGAAATGAAAAGGGGGGAGATTAAAAAAGATGAAATAGATAAGTTAAGAGTTATGATGGAGGAAGAAACGAATCTTGGAGATGTTGTTAAGGTTTTTAACGCTATATCATATATTTTATTAAAAATTTTATCACATATAGAAAATCCTATTTATATGGTATCAGATACGAATAATCTTAAAAAAATAAAATTTTATAAAAAATCAATAGAAGATTCATTTAAAGAAAAGTATGAATTATTTGTTGGAAAGAGTTCACATACAGATAAAAAATCATATTATTTTAAAATAAAAAAATAAAAACAATAATGAGAAAATTTATAGATACAATAGAAATAGATGACTGGGAAGTTGAAACAGATACAGGATGGTCTGATATAAAAGCTATTGGAAAGACAACTGAATATGATGAATGGGTTTTAAAAACAAAAAATACTGAACTTATTTGTGCTGATACACATATTGTTTTTAGAGAAAATATCGGGGAGATTTTTAATGATATGGAAGAAATTTATGTTAAGGATTTGAAAATTGGTGATTGTATCGTCACAAAAAGTGGTGTTGAAAAAATTATTGATATACATAAAACAGAAAATAAGTCAAATATGTATGATTTACAGTTAGATGATAAAAACCATAGATTTTATTCTAATGATATATTAAGTCATAATTCAATGTGGTTACAAAATATCGCGGTTAACGCGGTAGAATATGGTAAAGTTATAGTTATTATAACATTAGAAATGTCAATGAGAAAAGTTATGAAACGATTGGGTGCGATGAGGTTGAAAATTGACATAGATCAATACGATGAACTTAGTAAAGATACAACATTTATAAAAAATAGAATTAATCAAGTAATTGGTAAGAATAATGGTATGTTTAATACAGATAAATCTGGAAAGATATTTGTTAAAAAATATAATACTAGTGATTGTAACATTATTGATATTGATAATTACATAAGTAGATTACAAGAATCCAAGAATTTAAAAGTTGATATGATAATAGTTGATTATATTAATATTATGTCAGTAGATAGTGGGAGCAAAGATATTAAAAATAATTTATATATGAAAGGAAAACATCTAGCGGAAGGACTGAGATATATCGCGGATAAATATAATACGGTTGTTATAACCGCTACTCAGTTGGATCGTGCGGTATGGGGGGCGAATGATGTTAAATTGAATGATATTCCAGAGAGTAAAGCTATCGCGGAAACCGCGGATACGGTTTGGGCTATTATTAGAACACCAAGTATGAAAAAAGAGAATAAGTATAAATTGAAAATATTAAAACTTCGTGATGGTGAACATAAAGAAGAACAAATAAGATTTGATTTTAATACAAAATATTTAACAATAGAAAATGATATGATAGAGGGGTCAGTTTGACTTTAATTTTTTAATATATAAAATCCCCTTCAAAAAAATATAGAAAACATATGACAAAAGATAAAGACCCAAAGCCAAAGAAACAGATTGATGATGAAGATATTGATGATATGGACTGGGAAGATGATGATTTAGAAGAAAATACAAATGATGATAAAAACGATAATGTTGATGGTGATGATATTGATTTAGATATTATTGTTGATGATATTGTGGAGGACGATACTGATGATGATGATACAGATTTAGATGATCCCGATGACGATGATGATGATGATACTGTTTATTTTAAATTCAATACTACTAGTCATAAAATAGAAGGTAAACATAGATTAAAAAGGGATACCATATTTTATGGTAAATTAAATGAGGAATCAGAAGAAGATGAAATATTATACTACAATTCAACTTCAGAATATTATAATAAAGATTTTCCAATAGAACGAGGAACGGTTTATGAAGATGAATCTAGAAATTATGGTGAAGTTGAAAGTCAAAGATTATTGAAAAAAGATATTTATAATCTTCTTAAAGCAAAAACAGATTTAGATTTTGATTCAAATAGAAGAAAACCAAATAAACAATCGTTTAACTCTTATTATGAAATGTTATTAAAAAATTTAAATAACAACTATACAAAGTCTGAAATATTTGTAGAATTATCTTATTATTTTACTGACCATATATTTAATATGTACAAATTATTATATCCACAATATGCTACGAGTATAATAATGGAGTTACGAGAGAAGGGGTATCTAGATGAACTAGATGATATGATGTTTGTATAAACTATTTTCATAAAAACATCTATATTTTGAAATAGGGGAAGACTCTATAAAAAAAAATAATATAAATATGAATTTTTACTCTAGAGAAGAGGTTTATAAATCAACTCTTGATTATTTTAATGGTGATTCACTCGCTACTGATGTATGGATTAATAAATACGCGTTGAAGACTGATGAGAAGATTTATGAACTAACACCAGATGATATGCATAGAAGAATAGCGAAAGAATTATCTAGGATTGAAAGTAAATATCCAAATCCATTGAGTGAGGAAAAAATATTTGATTTGATAAAAAATTTCAAATATATCGTTCCACAAGGGAGTCCGATGTCTGGAATTGGAAACAATAAACAAGTTGTAAGTCTCTCAAACTGTTTTGTTATAGGAAATGAAGCGGATTCTTATGGTGGAATTTTTATGACAGACCAAGAACAAGCTCAATTGATGAAAAGAAGAGGTGGTGTTGGTCACGATTTATCTCATATAAGACCTAAAAAATCACCCGTAAAAAATTCCGCGTTAACATCAACTGGAATAGTACCATTTATGGAAAGATTTTCCAACACTACTCGTGAGGTAGCACAAGATGGTCGCAGAGGAGCATTAATGCTTTCAATTTCTGTAAAGCACCCAGATTCAGAGGATTTTATTGATGCGAAATTAGATAAGAAAAAAATAACAGGGGCTAATATATCTGTTAAAATTGATGATGAATTTCTTAAATCTGTTGAAACAAATAAAGAATATATACAAAAATTTCCAATAGACTCTGATTCACCAATAGTTGAAAAGATTATAGATCCATCACTGTTGTGGAATAAAATAATCCATAACGCGTGGAAATCTGCGGAACCAGGAATATTGTTTTGGGATACAATAATTAGAGAATCTGTGCCAGATTGTTACGCGGATTTGGGGTTTGCCACAATTAGTACAAATCCTTGTATTGTTGGAGATACATTGATTTCGGTTGCTGATGGTAGAAACGCTGTTAGTATAAAACAATTAACTGAAGAAGGAAAAGATGTATTAGTGTACTGTTTGGATAATAATGGTAAATTGGCCATAAGGACAATGCGAAATCCAAGAATTACTGGATATAATCAAAGGATTTATAAAATTACATTAGAAGGGGGCCATAAAATAAGAGTAACTGGAAATCACAAAATTAGATTATCTAATGGTGAATATGTAGAAGCGAAAGATTTAAAATATGCTGATAGCCTTCATATTATGACTAAATGGAAAAATCCTATTGTTATAGATGATAATAAATCAAAAAATGATTATATGTGGATTAATAATGCACAATTCAAAAAAACTATATCAGAACATAGATTTGTTTATGAACAATATCATAATATTAAATTAAATAGTGGGCAGATTATACATCATATAGATTATGATACATTAAACAATAATGTAAATAATCTTGAAATTATGACAAGAGATGAACACAATGAGTTTCATAGAAAAGATATGATGGGTAAAAATAATCCTATATTTAAAATAAAATCTGATGAAAAAAAATTTTTAGAATATTCAAAAAAAATATCATTATCTTGTAGTGGTATAAAGAATGGAAATTATATGGATGTTTCTAATGAACATATAATAAATCAAGCCATAATATTAACAAAAAAATTAGATAGGAGATTTAGCAACAGAGATTGGGTTAATCACGCCAAAGAAAATAATTTACCACAAAGATTCTCTAATTTTAGAAAAAATAAATTAGGATCTATTACAACATTATCAAAACGAATAGCACTAGAATTGGGATATGATAAAATAAATATAGATCCAAGAATTGTTGAAACATATAAAAAAGCTTTAGATGGTGGTTATAATACTGAGATAATTAATAATAGGGTTATGGTAATTAAATATTGTGAGATGTGTAATAAAGAATTTAAGGTTAATTATTTTAATAGAGAAATATCATTTTGTGGACATTCTTGTTCATTACAAAAGATTAATAATGATAATAAAATTAAAGAAAAAAGAACATTTACTATAAATGAGATATTTAATAGGAGGGGAGATGATAACAAAAAGAAACAGGTTAAGATTTATTCCAATCTTAAATTTAAATTAGGTAGGAATCCACAATTAAAGGAGTGGGAAGATGAATGTAGAGAATTAAAAATTCCATTTAGACTTAAAACCAAATATGGATTTTTTGATTTTTCAGAATTGATAGAAGAATCAAAATATTTTAATCACAAAGTAATATCTATTGATGAAGATGGATACGAAAATGTATACAATGGAACAGTTGATGACTTTCATAATTTTTTCTCTGGGTGTTTTATTGAGGAATGTTCCAATAATAAACCTAAGTATTTGAGTATTAATCAATTAAATTGTGGTGAGATAACCCTCTGTAAATATGACAGTTGCAGATTAATCGCGATGAATTTGTATGGTTTTGTTGAAAACCCATTTACAAAAGAATCATTTTTTAATTTTGATAAATTTAAAGAATATGTCATTTATGGTCAACGATTTATGGATGATGTTATTGATTTAGAATTAGAAAAAATAGAAACTATTTTAGAGAAAATTAAAAGTGATCCAGAAGATGATTTTATAAAAAGTATAGAAATAGATTTATGGAAAAAAATAAAAGATAAAGCTATTAGGGGTCGTAGAACAGGTCTTGGTGT